TAAACTTACTTGGGCAAGGTGGTAGTGGATTAGATCCTGATGCTTTAGCATTTATAATAGCAACTGGGATTACTGATCCTACGGAACAAAGCGCCATAAACACTTTGGTGATAGATTTGAAAAACGCTGGACTATGGACAAAATTACAAGCTATATACCCTGTAGTAGGAGGAACTGCAACCACTCATAAATATAATTTAAAAGATCCACAAGATCTTGACACTTCTTTTAGACTTACTTTCAGTGGTGGATGGACACATGCGGCAACTGGAATGACGCCTGATGGAACAACTGGATTTGCTGACACTCATTTCAATCCTAATGTAGACTTGCTATTTTATACTTCAGGAACAATAGGGATATATTCTCGTACTGCTAACACTACTGATGGGGTAGATATAGGGTGTAGTGATTTTGTTAACATATATATTAGACCATATAGCACTACAGATACTTTTTTTTATGGAAGAGATCCTTTCAACAAAATGTTTGACACAATTGCGACGGATGGATTTATTGCACTCACCCGAGGAACTACTTTCATTTTAGATTGTTACCAAACAGGTTTATCTCTTCTACCCACCAATACTGATCCTTTGTGGACTGGGATATTAATAGATTATAATTTTTATTTAGGAGCTCGTAATGATACAGGCACCGCAGATATGTTCAGTGATAGAGAACTAGCTTTCGGAGTTATAGGTCCTCGTCTTAATGGAACTGAACACTTAGATTTATATAACGCAATACAAACTTATCAAACTACACTAGGTAGACAGGTCTAAATGACCAGAACTAGAACAAAACAAACAAACAATAAATTTAATTAAATGAAAATTAAAGAAGAACAATTAAAAACGATACAAGATCAACAACAAGAAATAAATAGCTTATTTTCTAATGTAGGTTTTTTAGAAACACAAAAACACAATTTACTTCATCAAATTAGTACTTTAAGTCAAACTATAGATGAATACAAAGCAGAATTAGAAAAGGAATATGGTAGTGTAAATATAAATGTAAATACTGGGGAATATAAACCAATTGAAAAAGAACAACCTACTTTAAATGTTGTAGAAAATGCTTAATAAAATACGAAAAATAAGTATTGGATCTGATTACAAAAATGAAGCAATGCATTATTCTGTAGGTCAAGGAGTTTATGGAGGACATAATATATCTGATATAATATTTGATGAAGACGATAATTCATATAATATTTATATAATAAAAGAAGATGAAGTTTTACCTTGGAAAAAATTTAATTCTAATATGGCAATTGCCGTAGAATTTGATTTAGAATATAATGAATAGTTTATATGATTTCATTATAAAACCTATTGATAAAAGATATAATAACTTAAAAAAAATAGGGGACAAAAATCTTATTATAAACACTAGTATTGAAAATTTTCAAGCCATAAGCAAAGAAGCTGTAGTTGTTAGTGTTCCTTTAGCACTAGATCAACCAATTAATCCCGGAGACAAAATTATAGTACATCACAATATATTTAGAAGATGGTATGATGTTAAAGGCAAAGAAAGAAATAGTAGATCTTACTTTAATGAAGACTTATATTTTTGTAGTGGAGATCAAATTTATTTGTACTATGATAAAAAATGGAAATGTTTTGGAGATAGATGTTTTGTAAATCCTATAAAAAATAAAGATAAAATATCTAGTGATAAGACTATTAAACAAAGTGGAATTATTAAATATGACAATAAGCTTTTAAATCAATGGGGAGTTTTTGAAGGAGATTTAATCTCATTTAAACCAGAAAGAGAATTTGAATTTATAATAGAAAATGAATTATTATATTGTATGAAATCTAGAGATATTATTATAAAACATGAACACGAAGGAAACAAAGAAAAATATAATCCAAGCTGGGCATTTAGCAGTGAACGAACTGATAAAAGTAGCAAAAGAAGAAATTGTAGACACAGGGGAGGATGTGTCTGCAGATCGTCTAAAAAATGCTGCCGCAACAAAGAAACTAGCGATATTTGATGCATTTGAAATTCTTCAACGAATAGAAACAGAGGAAGATATGTTAAATGAAAAAGATAATCCTAAAAAAGAAATAGAAAAACCTAAAAAGGCTTTTCAGGGATTTCCAGAAGGGAGAATTAAATGAAATATAAACAAACTCTTTGCAAGGAATTAGAAATAGAAGAGATAATAAATCCTAAAATTTTATCTAAGCACAATAGATTAAAAAAATGGGTGTATGGTTATAATTCTGAATATGACTTTATAGTAATAAGTAAAACGGGAAAAATTGGTCAGATTATAGAAATACAAAATCTTCGTATTGCTTTACCTAAAGAAGAATCAATATATAAAAGAAGTGATAATAAAGAAGATCAATTTTGGGAGCAATTTGAATACCCTAAAGAACTTAAAAGAATAAAGAGTAGATTTGATTGGGAAAAATACCCAGAAGAATTTAGAGAAAAATGGTGGGATTATATTGATGAAGAATTTAAAAGAAGAGAGGAAGGGTTTTGGTTTTACAATAATGGCAAACCTACTTATATTACTGGTACTCATTACATGTACTTGCAGTGGTCAAAAATCGATATTGGAGCGCCAGATTATAGAGAATCCAATAGATTGTTTTATATCTTTTGGGAAGCCTGCAAAGCAGATGTTAGGTGTTATGGGATGTGTTACCTTAAAAACAGACGATCAGGATTTTCCTTCATGTCATCAGCTGAATTGGTTAATCAAGCAACCATATCATCCGACAGCAGATATGGGATTTTATCTAAGTCTGGTGCAGATGCTAAAAAAATGTTTACAGACAAAGTTGTACCAATCTCGGTTAACTATCCATTCTTCTTCAAACCCATCCAGGACGGTATGGATCGCCCTAAAACCGAATTGGCATATAGAGTTCCAGCATCTAAACTTACACGTAGAAAATTGGAAGCAAATGTCGAGCTTAGAGAATTAGAAGGTTTAGATACTACTATAGATTGGAAAAATACTGGAGATAATAGTTATGATGGTGAAAAATTAAAATTATTAGCACATGATGAAAGTGGTAAATGGGAGAGACCAGATAATATTAAAAACAACTGGAAAGTAACTAAAACTTGTTTAAGATTAGGTAGAAGAATTGTAGGGAAATGTATGATGGGATCTACAAGCAATGCTTTAGATAAAGGAGGTCAAAATTTTAAAGATATTTATGCCGGATCTAATTGTTTAAATAGAAACAAAAATGGTCAAACTAAAGAAGGTTTATATTCTTTATTCATTCCAATGGAATGGAATTATGAAGGATTTATTGATATATATGGACAACCTGTATTTGATAATCCTGAAAACACAGTTATGGGGATAGATGGATATCCAATATCTGTAGGTGTATTAGAGCATTGGCAAAATGAAGTAGATGGTTTAAAAGAGGATCAAGATGGATTGAATGAATATTATCGTCAATTTCCCCGAACAGAAAAACATGCTTTTAGAGATGAAACTAAAGAATCTTTATTTAATTTGATTAAAATATATGAACAAGTTGATCATAATGAGAATTTAAATAATCTAGCAAATATTACACAAGGAAGTTTTATGTGGGAAAATGGAATAAAAGACACTAAAGTTCTCTTTGCTCCTCATAAAAATGGAAGATTTTTTGTTTCATGGGTTCCACCTAAACATATGCAAAATCAAGTGATACTTAAAAACGGAGGAAAATATCCTGGTAATGAACACATTGGAGCTTTTGGATGTGATAGTTATGATATTTCAGGTACAGTCGATGGAAAAGGATCAAATGGATCATTTCATGGATTAACAAAGTTTAATTTAGAGGATGCGCCTTCTCATAGTTTTTTTTTAGAATACATAGCTAGACCGCAAACTGCAGATATATTTTTTGAAGAAATATTAATGGCCTTACATTTTTATGGAATGCCATTATTAGCGGAAAACAATAAACCTCGTTTATTGTATTATTTAAAACGTCGAGGTTATAGAGGTTTTTCTATTAATAGACCTGACAAGGTTTATAACAAATTATCAGTTACTGAAAGAGAAGTTGGTGGAATACCTAACTCAAGTGAAGATATAAAACAGTCTCATGCAGCTGCAATTGAAGCTTATATAGAAGATTATGTAGGATTAGATCCAGATGGAGTATGTGGCGACATGTACTTTCAACGTACGTTAGAGGATTGGGCTAAATTTAATATAAGCAATAGAACTAAACACGATGCTTCTATTAGCTCAGGTTTAGCGATAATGGCGTGTAATAAGAATAAATATCATCCAGTAGCAAAAAGACAATTAAAGAGCATGTATTTAGGAATTAAAAAATATAATAACGAAGGAATAAATTCTAAAATAATTAATAAATGATTTATACAAATACAAGGAGTTCATTTCCTGATCAGGTAGTACCGGAAGCAGAGAAAATGAGTTTAGAATATGGTCTTCGAGTGGCACAAGCAATTGAAGGAGAATGGTGGAGTCAGGCTTATGGAGGATATAGGTATCAAAATAATTATAATATATTTTTCAATAGAAGATTATATGCTAGAGCAGAACAACCAATACAGAAGTATAAAGATGAAATGTCTATAAATGGAGATTTATCATATTTAAATTTAGATTGGAAACCTGTACCTATCATACCTAAGTTTGTAGATATAGTTGTTAATGGTATGTCTAATAAATTATATGATATTAAAGCATATGCTCAAGATCCAGCTTCTCAAAAACTTAGAACTGATTATGCGGAAGCTTTACATAAGCAAATAGCTACTAGAGAATATATAAATAAAGTTAAAGAAGCATTAGGTATTGATTTAGATACTATTAAAGGAGAAGCAATTCCTCAAACTGAACAAGAATTAGAAATACACATGCAATTAGATTATAAACAATCCATAGAAATTGCAGAAGAAGAAGCTATTACAAATGTACTAGCAAGAAACAAATATGACTTAGTTAGGAGAAGAGTAAATAAAGATTTAGTAACTTTAGGTATTGGAGCTGTAAAAACTAATTACAATAAATCTAATGGTATTACTGTAGAATATGTAGATCCTGCTAATTTAGTATGGTCTTATACAGATGATCCAAATTTTCAAGATATATATTATGTAGGGGAAGTTAAGTCTTTAAGTCTCCCTGAGCTGAAAAAACAATTTCCAGGATTAACTACCACTCAATTAGAAGAAATCCAAAGAATGCCTGGTAATACTAATTATACTCGAAACTGGGAGGGAAAAAATAATAACAATACAGTTCAAGTACTTTATTTCGAGTATAAAACCTATGCAGATCAAGTATTTAAAATTAAACAAACTGAACAAGGATTAGAAAAAGCTTTAGAAAAAACAGATCAATTTAATCCTCCACCTAATGATAACTTTGAAAGAGTTAGCAGATCTATAGAAGTATTATATCATGGAGTTAAAATACTTGGTCATCCTATAATGGTTAAATGGGAGATTGCAGAAAATATGACTAGACCTTTTTCTAATTTAACAAAGGTTAATATGAATTACCAACTATGTGCTCCTAGCTTATACAAAGGTGGTATTAATTCGTTAGTAGAGAGAATGATTAGTTTTGCAGATATGATTCAATTAACATCCTTGAAAATGCAACAAGTATTATCTAGGATGGTTCCAGATGGAGTATTTGTAGATGTAGATGGATTGGCAGAGGTGGATTTAGGTAATGGTACTAACTATAATCCTCAAGAAGCATTAAATATGTACTTCCAAACTGGTAGTATAGTTGGTAGATCAATGACACAAGATGGTGATATGAATCACGCTAAAATACCAATTCAAGAATTACAGACATCGGCATCACAAGCAAAGATTCAATCTTTAATACAAACTTATCAATATTATCTTCAAATGATAAGAGATGTCACAGGGTTAAATGAAGCTAGAGATGCTAGTAATCCTGATCCAAATTCATTAGTAGGATTACAAAAATTAGCTGCTGCTCAATCAAACGTTGCTACTAGACACATTTTAGCTGCTAGTTTATTTATAACATTAAGAGCATGTGAGAATATATCTTTACGAATAGCAGATACATTAGATTTTCCTTTAACAAAAGAAGCTTTAGTAAATAGTATTAGTTTATATAATACAGGAACTTTAGAAGAATTAGAAGATTTGAATTTATTTGATTTTGGAATATATTTAGAACTAGAACCTGACGAAGAAGCTCAACAATTGTTAGAAGCAAACATTCAAATGGCTCTCCAACAAAAAAGTATAGACTTATCAGATGCTATAGATATAAGAGAGATTAAAAATTTAAAACTAGCAAATCAACTGCTTAAATTAAGAAGAAAAGAAAAAGCTAAGCAAGCTCAAGAAGCTCAACAAGCTAATATTAAAGCTCAAGCAGAGGCGCAGACAAGGTCAAGAGAAGAAGAAGCTATGTTTGAAGTACAAAAGCAGCAAGCTTTAGCTCAAACTAATATTCAGTTTGAACAAGCTAAATCTCAGTTTGAATTACAAAGAATGGAAGAAGAAGCTCGTATTAAGAAAAATATGTTAGAAATAGAATTTGCTTTTGATATGCAACTAGAAAAACAAAAGATAGGTGCAACTCAAGAAAAGGAAGTAATGATCGAAGATAGAAAAGATACGCGAAGCAAACAAGAAGCAACTCAACAAAGTGAGTTGATTAATCAAAGTCAAAATAATAGTTTACCAACTAATTTTGAAACCCCCATAAATGATTTAAATTTTGGGGTATAATAATTATATAATATTTTATCATGTCAAAAAAACAAGAAAGTTTAAAGGTTCCTGAGAAACCTGTAGTAGATACAAAAGTAGAAGGATTAACAATAAAAAAACGTCCTAAAAATCTAGGTAAAAAGGATACTGTCTTTAAACTAGATTTAACTCAACAAAAAACTAAAAAAGAACAAGATGCCGTTTCAGAGTCAAAACCAGTGCACGTGGATGAGAATAAACAAACCGAGAATGTACAAGAGGTGGAGACGAGCGTATCCTCAACAGAAGTGCCATCTTCTACCAAAGAAGAAGTTAAAGAAGATAAAGTAAATACTTCTGTTATAGAAGAGATAACTACTACTAAAGAAGAATTTAAACCTAAAGCTAGTCCAGTTCAAGAAACACCTAAAGTTAATTTACCTGAAAATGTAGAAAAACTAGTGTCTTTTATGAATAATACTGGAGGAAACATAGAAGATTATGTTAGATTAAATGCAGATTATTCTAATGTTGATGATAAAGCTTTATTAAGAGAATATTATAAACAAACTAAACCTCATTTATCTATAGAAGATGTAGATTTTATTATGAATGATAAATTCACTTATGATGAAGAATATGAGGATGAAACAGAAATACGCAAGAAAAAGCTTGCGATGAAAGAAGAGGTTGCAGATGCCCAATACCATTTAGAGAAAATGAAACGTGATTACTATGCCGAGATTAAGTCTCGTCCTGGTGTTACTCAGGATCAACAAAATGCTATGGAATTTTTCAACCGATATAACGAAGAGCAAAAAGTAGCTGGTCAGCGTCATGAAGTTTTTGAAAAAAATACTCAAGATTTCTTTTCTAATGAATTCAAAGGTTTTGAGTTCGACTTAGGAGAAAAGAAATTTAGGTATGGAGTAAAAAACCCTACAGACGTAGCAACCGCCCAATCTGATATCGCCACATTTATTAAGAAGTTCTTAAATGAAGATGGGAGTGTTAAAGATTACACTGGTTATCACAAAGCTATTTACGCTGCTCGAAACTCAGATACCATTGCTAAACATTTTTATGATCAAGGAATGGCTGATGCTACAAAAGATATAGTTAGTAGATCAAAAAATATAAATAATGATTTGAGGCAAACACCTCCATCAGATAAAATATCTTTTAATGGTATGACTATAAAAGCAGTGAGTGGAGTGGATAGCTCTAAGTTAAAAATTAAACGAAAACGATAAAAATTTAAAATATGGCGTTTACAAGTATGAATGCTGGATTACAACCGTATCCAGACAGAGTAGCTTTGACAAGCAATTATTTACAATGGACTGATTCAACAGGGGGAGCTCCTGGGTTTTTGGACTTTAGTGATTTTGCAGCACAATATCTACCTGAATTATATGAACAAGAAGTAGAAAGGTTTGGTAACAGAACTGTTTCTGGTTTCTTAAGAATGGTCGGGGCTGAGATGCCAATGACCTCAGATCAAGTAATCTGGTCTGAACAAAATAGATTACACATTGCGTATGATGATGTAGCTGAAGCTGCTGGTGTTTTTACACCTGTACTTCCAGCTGGTACAACACAACATGCGGTAAGAATAGGTAACACTATTGTTGCTTATAACCCAATTACTGGAGTAACACTAAAAGGTCAAGTTACAGCAATAGGACCTCCAGGTGGACCATTTACAACTTTCACAGCTGCTTGTTATACACAAGCTGGTTGGGCTGGTTTAGCTGCTACTGGAAATAGAATCTTTGTTTACGGATCTGATTTCGGTAAAGGAACAAATGGCATGGTAGGTGCTGTTGAACCTGCGTTCACTCAATTTAGTAACAAACCAACAATCATTAAAGATAGATATGAGGTTTCAGGATCTGATACTGCTCAAATTGGTTGGGTTGAAGTTGCTACTGAAGATGGAACAACTGGATTCTTATGGTACATGAAAGCTGAATCAGAAACTAGATTAAGATATGAAGATTATCTTGAAATGGTTTGTGTTGAAGGCGAGATTGCTGCTGCTGGATCAGATGTTGCGGCACTTGCTAATACTGCTACTAGTTATGGTACACAAGGTATGTTCTCAGCTATAGAAGCTAGAGGAAATGTATATGCTGGGTTCTCAGGTGCTGCGGCTCCAGGAGCTGGTGCTTTAGGAGATTTTGATACAATCCTACAACAATTAGATAAACAGGGTGCTATTGAAGAAAACATGCTTTTCTTAGATAGAGCTACAGCTTTAGATTTTGATGATATGATAGGTGCTCAAGCCGGTGGAGGTTATTCTTCAGTTGCTTCAGCTTCTTATGGTTTATTTGATAACTCTAATGAAATGGCGTTAAACTTTGGTTTCTCTGGTTTTAGAAGAGGTTCTTATGACTTCTATAAAACTGATTGGAAATATCTAAATGATGCTTCTACACGTGGAATGGTTGATAACATCAAAGGTGTTATGATACCGGCTGGTACATCTACTGTTTATGATCAAATGCTTGGTCAAAACATAAGACGTCCTTTCTTACATGTTAGATATAGAGCGTCAGAAACAGATGATAGAAGAATGAAATCTTGGATCACTGGTTCTGTTGGAGGTGCTTACACTTCTGATTTAGATGCGATGGAAGTTCACTACTTGTCAGAGAGATGTCTTTGTGTACAAGCTGCTAATAACTTTGTATTATTTACAGATTAATAATTAACCCTTAAAAAATATAAAATTATGCTTATCAATTTCATAAACACAAATACAGATGTAACTCAGTTAAGTGGCGGTGGAACAGTACAAACTGGAGATATTATAGTGGATGTTGACGTTCCTATACTTATTTCAGCTTATGCTAATGCTGGCGCACTTTCTGTAATAGATCTTACTATACAAGATCCTGCAGGTGGGGTTTTAACAACCTTAGAGATTCAATTTGATGGTGATATGGGAGCTACGCTTCCTCAATCAGCTATTGATGATCTAAATGCGGCACTCGAAGCAGGAGTTGCTGATCCGTATCATATACCTAAATTTGAGAATGTATCTATTCCTAACGATTACTTAGAAGCGCCTACGCTCTATACTATCACGGGACTAGAAATATCCTAAATTTATAATTATTAGACCCCATTAATTTGGGGTCTTTTTTAACTTTTTAATTATATTATATTATGTCAAAAAAAGAATTAGAAAAAAACTGGGAAATAAAAGATCGTCATTATTATCTCAGTCATGGAAAAACACCTTTATCATACACTTTAGCATCAAAACATACACGAAGATTTCCTTTGTTGTATTTTGATGAAGAAGTTGGGTATAATAGAGAACTAAGATATGCGACGAATCAAAAATCCTGCTTTGTTGATGAACAAGAAGGTTCATCTACTTTAGCACATATAATTTTCACAGATGGAGGATTATATGTTCCAAAGGAAAAACAAAGTTTACAAAAGTTGTTATCTTTATATCACCCGCAAAAAGGACAACGATTTGCAGAACAAGATGATATACAAGAAGCTGAAGATGAATTAGTAAATATAGAAATCGAATTTATGGCACTTGAAGCAGCTAGACACGTTGAAGTGGAGCATGCTGAAGCTATTCTTAGAGTAGAACAAGGATCTAGTGTATCTGAGTTAAGTTCTAAAGAAATAAAAAGAGATTTATATTTATTTGCTAAAAGACAACCTAAATTATTCTTAGATTTAGTTGCTGATGAAAATGTAAAATTAAGAAATTTTGCAATTAAAGCGACAGAAGCAAGAGTAATTACCTTATCTGATGATCAAAGAACTTTTAAGTGGGGAAGTAATGGAAGGAAGTTAATGACTGTTCCTTTTGATGAACATCCATACTCTGCTTTTGCTGCTTATCTTAAAACTGACGAGGGATTAGAAGTATATAAATCTATGGAAAAGAAAATGAGTTAAAAATTTTCTAAACCTGTGATACTATTTAAGGTGGCTTAACCGCCACCTTTTTTTTTAAAAATATTAAAATGGCAATAAACGTAAATACAGTATATAGAACTTGCTTATTTATACTTAATAAAGAACAAAGAGGTTATTTAACTCCAGCAGAGTTTAATAGTATAGCGACACAGGTGCAGTTAGAAATATTTGAAAAATATTTTGAAGATTTAAATCAACAATTACGTATTCCTGAAAACGAAAGTGAATATAGTAATAGAGTAAAAAATGTAGATAATCAAATATCTATATTTAAAGAAATTGTTTCATTAGCTCCAGATTGGATAATAGGAACTAATGAGTTTAATCAACCTCTAAATGTTCATAGAATAGGTACTGTAATGTACAAAGACGAACAAGAGTTACAAAGAGTAGAACGTAACGATTGGTTAAGAATTAACATGTCTAAACTCACTCGTCCGAGTGCAAATTATCCTATATATATCTATGAGAGCGATAAGATTATTATCCAACCTCCTAGTTTAGTAGTTCCAGATCCTTTAAATCCAGCTCAAATTCTAGATCAATTTAGTTTAAGTTATGTTAGAAAACCATTAAATCCTATATGGGGTTATACGATTCAACCTAGTAATGGGGCTTTTATATATGATTCAGTAACTTCTCAAGATTTTGAAATAGATGATGTTGATCAAACCGAAATTATCTTAAAAGTATTATTATATGCAGGAGTAGTAATTAGAGATCCTCAAATTGTACAAGCAGCTTCTGCTCAAATTGCTGCTGAAGATCAAAACGAAAAAACTTAATAAATTATGGCTAATTACGGATTTTCTCCCAATGGAGGTTTTATAGATGAAACTAACGAACAGTATTACGTAGGGCATCAAGCTAAAGTAGCTGATGGAAGTTCTGCTTATACTTTTACATTTGATGAGGTTTTAACAATGGCTGATGCCGCTAGTCCTTTAACACCGACTGATTGGTCCTCTTGGAATGTTTCTGACCCTAACTTTATGTTAAATAATTTTGACTTAATGGTTAGTACAGGTGGTTTGAATCCTTATATATTATGGGATGGAACTAATGGAGGCTTAGGTGGAACATATGGTTTTAAAATTTCAAAATTCTCGGATACTCAAAGTTGGAGTACAATAGAGTTTTATGATATTGCTACAGGTTTACCAGCTAATGCTGTAGCTAATGGATATTATATTCAAGTTAGGTTAAAATCGATGTTAGTAGATGGTGCTCCTAATTATGGAGACTATCAATTTGTATCTATAAAAGATATAGTAAATAACTTTTTAGTAGGATATGTAGGTGAAGGTAAGTTAATATCACATGCTAAAAGAACCGATATTATGTTTCATGCTAAAAGAGGATTACAAGAATTTTCTTATGACACTCTTCCTAGTATAAAATCTCAAGAAATAACTATCCCACCAACTTTATCTGTAATTATACCTCAAGATTATGTCAATCATGTCCAAATGTCTTGGGTCGATGCTAATGGCATTAAAAGAATTATATATCCAACTACTTTAACTAGTAATCCTACAGAAACACCTTTACAAGACCAAAACATAACTCAAAATAGTAATTATGGATTTGCGTTTCCTTCTGAAGGATATGGTATACCTTTACAAGATCAATTTGGAGAAAATCTAGAAGGAACTTCGGTAACTGAAGAACGATGGGAAAATATTCCTTCAAATTTAGAAAAAGAATGGAATCAATATGGAAGCATATGGGGATATCGTAATTTCTGGGGAGCTTATGGACAAAGATATGGTACTAATCCAGAGTTAATGCAGGTTAATGGATGGTATACTATTAATAAACGAGAAGGGAAATTCTCTTTTAGTAGCAATCTTAGAGGTAAATTAATATTATTTGAATATATATCTGATGGTTTAGCATATGAGGAAGACATGAAAATTCCTAAACTTGCTGAAGAAGCTTTATACATGCATATCGCTTATGCAGTACTATCTAGCAGAATGAATGTTCCAGAATATGTAGTACAACGATATAAAAAAGATAGAAGAGCAGCTTTAAGAAATGCTAAAATAAGATTAGAGAACATTAAACCCAATGAATTTGTTAGAATAACACGTGGCAAATCTAAATGGATTAAATATTAATTAAATGGCAGAAATCAAAAATACTTTTATTCAATCCAAGATGAACCAAGACTTGGACGCAAGAATTATTCCTAATGGTCAATATAGAAGTGCTTTAAATGTTAGTATTAGTAGATCAGAAAGTGCAGATGTTGGCGCGTTAGAAACAGTTTTAGGGACTTTAGAGATAACAGATTTTGGATTAACTGATTGTAATTTAAAAGCAATTGGGCATTTTATGGACGTTTCTAATGATAGAATATTTATATTTCTAACTAATTATAATGATAGTTCTCCAACTAGATTAACTAATAAAACGGGAGCATTTAGTAATGTAGAATCTTATATTGCATACTTTGATACTAATGCTAATGTGGGTAGTTTAATAGTCGGTGGTGGATGGTTAAATTTCTCTAAAACACATCCTATTCATGGAATAAATCTAGTAGAAGATTTATTATTCTGGACCGACAATAGAAATCAACCTAGAAAAATTAATGTTTCTTCTGCAATTAATGATCCTTACATAAATTTTGCAAATTTAGGATATTACTTTAATGAAGATCAAGTTTCTGTAGCTAAGTATTATCCACATGAATCTATGTATCTATTAGAACCTTCAGTTCCTGTTGATACTTCTTCTAGGTTTGAAAGCAGCATGAAAGACGTAGTTAGTGAATGGCTGCCACCTCATGCATTATTAGAATATCAAAGCGGGGGTACAAGTTGGATAGTAGTTAGTGGTGAACACCAAATTGGCCCTGGAAAAACTCTATACGAAACATGGGTACCAGCTATGGCTGACAGAATTACAGGACCTAATGTTTCTCCTAATGGGGCTAACCCTAATGAAGTTGTTGTTTTAACCGCTACTAATGGAGCGGGAACTACTACTTTAGGTATATCAAACCAGGATCCTACAGTTTTATTTGAGGTAGGTGATATATTATATCTTCAACGAAGAAATCCTCATTATAATGCTAGTTGGCCTGGAGATCCAGATTATTTAAAAGATAAATTTGCTAGGTTTAGTTATAGATTTAAATTCGATGATGGAGAATATTCACTAATTGCACCTTTTACACAAATCGCTTTTGTACCTGAACAAGATGGATATTTTATGGCAGACAATGTTAATCCTAATAATGTAGAAAACTCAGGACCTGATCAAGAAACTGAAACATATAGGAGTACTGTAGTATCATTTATGGAAAATAAAATTAATGATATAACTTTAAATATTCCAGCTCCGACTGATTTAGAAGTAGGTGGTTCTTTAATGAATTGGGAAGATGTAAATAATAAATTAAAAATTGTAGAAGTTGATATATTATGGAAATCTGCAGATGACCAATCTATAAAGGTAGTAGAAACATTACCTATAGATTATTTTAAAAACAATGGAACACAATACTTAGAATATACTTATCAATCTACTAAGCCTTGGAAAACTTTACCTTCTGCAGAAATAACTCGAGTTTATGATAAAGTACCCGTAAGAGCTCTTGGTCAAGAAAGCGCAGGAAATAGAATAATATATGGTAATTTCTTAGATAAACATACTTCTCCTCCTCCTTTAGACTATACCGTTATTATAGATGAAAAAGTAAATCTCCCAACAGACCCTTTGTCAGATGAAATGTGGGATTTAAATTCATACACAAGAAAAGAATATCAAAATCATACTTTAAAACAAAATAGAACTTATCAAGTGGGAGTTGTATTAAGTGATAGATATGGAAGACAATCTGATGTTATTTTATCTCAAGTTACTAATGGTGATTTTGGGAAGGCGTCTACTATATATCATCCATATAGAGATAAAAATGCTTACTTAATAACAGACAGAAATGATGTTCAAGATCCAAACGATACATGGCCTGGTGATCAATTAATAACTTTATTCAATAATACTATTCCAAAAACTATTTCCACTGGTACTGGATATCCAGGTTTATTTAGTATTAATGATGGATCAATAGCATCGATTAAAAATATAACTGGTTTTGATTGGACACAATGGTGTTCAATGGCGCCTTGTAGTAATTGTCATTTTGTAATGCCACTCCCTGTTACACCTAGCGGAGGAACTGGGACAATGGGTTTTAGTCTAATTGAGGACATTCTTAATCCAGGCCAGTATGTAATTGATACAAATAGTATTGGTTTTACTGATACTGAAGGTCATTTTACTAATGGGCAAGTAATAACAGTTTGTTTTAACGATATGACGCTCTTCCCATTGTGTACACTTCCTGCGGTAGTACCTGGAGGTTGTTTTTCTTTTGAAGTAGTATGTCCAGAAAATAATCCTTTAGGTTGGTATAGTTATAAAATTGTTGTCAAACAAACAGAGCAAGAATATTATAATGTATATTTACCTGGAATGCTTGCAGGTTATCCTAAAGATATTAGAGATTATCCTTTGGTAGTAGATCCTGCCACAGGTGTAGTTAGTAGCCCGGTAACATTAGGAGAAAAATATCCCACTGGATTAACTGAAAAAGAATGTCATATTGTCCTTATAAATGATAATGTAAATAAAGTTCCTAGAGATTTACAAGAAGTTGGACCAGATCAACAGCAATTTAGAAGTAGTGTAGTTTTATATGGTAGAGTTGAAAATAAAAAAGACGAAATGGATGGTGGTCAATGGGGCAATATAAATCAACAATATCAACCTAGTATTGCAGGAGACACTGTTACTACTATTGGACCTATGACTGAATTAAATTTAGGTAGATTTAGTGAAGCCGGAATTAGGAATGAAAACTACAACTTTGATGGTGCTGGAGCTCAAGACAACTTAGTTCCACCTCAATGGTATAATGGAAGTAGTAATCCTCTAATAGCTAGAGTTTCCACTAGAAACTTAATAGGTCAACCTCAGATAGATAATGGAACTAATAATTGGAATTATGAAAGCATGACACCTTATCTATCTGTATATGAAACAAAACCCATAGAATCTTTATTAGATATTTATTGGGAAACTACTACTTCCGGTCTTATATCAGAACTAAACAAAGGTATTATAGATGGAGAAGATGGTGTTATAGCAGAAGCTATTTCTAATGCAGCAATTATCATACCTGAAGAAGGATATGCAAATGAGATTATTCCTATTTCTGCACAATTTTGGGCAGAAGGACCTAATGGTTTAGATTTAGATGATGCTATGTTTAATTGTACAATAGATTTAATCGATGTAACTTATGCTGATGGTAGTGTTTCTTTACTTCAAAAATTTAAAATTCATAATGCAGGGATTCCAGGTAAAAATAGATATTATTTAACCAAAGCTTATGGTGAATATCAATTAGCTTATGAAGATCCTAATAAAACTAATTTAAATTTTATTTTTGAAATAACACAAGTTTTACCTAATCCTAGTGGAGGAGCTGGTTTACCTATAACTACTACAGTAAGTGTTACTGGTATAGTAACAAATGAAGTTCCACAAGAATTTATGTATCCAGATAGAGATCAAATTAAAAATTGGACTTATCCGAATTTCTTGTTTCCATCTGCTAATCCTGTTGGCTATGTTAAAGGTGATGGAAGTGGAGGACAAAATTTAACTACAGGTGCACCATGTAGAGAATTATATGCACCAAATTATGAAGCATGTTTATATTCTCCAGGAGGTCAAGGTAATACTTATGTAAATTCTATTCAATATTACACTCCTACGGAAGCCAATAGTTGGGATGTTGTTAGTGTTGATCCATATAAAAGAAAAACTGGTAAAGGACAAGTTAAAACGGCGCCTGGATATGCTTATAGTTCAGGATATAATTGGAGTGGAATTTTTAAAGCTAATAATGGTATATATGGATCTGCCAACCCTACACCTCCTGGACCTATTAGTGGGCAAATGTGTTGGGAAATAGAATATAAAGTTGTCAGAGCTTATCAAGTTAGTGCTATTTTAGGTTATAATAGAACTAATAATAATGAAGGTAATGATAGAAATAATGGACTTGATTCATGTGTATCAGATCCTGCTAGTACATGTACTCCATCCAATACTGACGTTCCCCCACCATTTGTAGAATATGTATTTGGGCAAAATTACTTATGTATCGATGTAATGGATCAAGGGTTACCTAATACACTTAAAAATACTAATTCACAAGTAAATGGATATGAAAGTAGTGAATATAGACTGGCTATGAGTCACCGTCCACTTATTTCACCTATAAGTTTACCAGGTTCTTCATATATGTATGCAGATCAACTGTTAAATGGACCACAATATATAGATTGGCAACCTAATTGGGGCATATCAAACCCCACTGATAATAGTACAAGTGGTAATGGAGAAAAATATGTTGGTGAAAAATATAATAATGAAAAACATTATTGGATGGATTTAGATTATAAAATGCGATTTTATACTAGACGTAGAGCTGCAGGTAATCCTAATGTTGTTGCTAATTATTGGCCAGATCCAGCGGCAGTAGCATTCGGAACATATAATAATTGGGTTAATAGTTCGTGTGCTGCAAATTTTGTAGGTGGAACAGGAAAACAACAATTGTTATTTTCTTATAATAATTCTACATTTACTCCTACTGGAGGTGAAGGTGGGTATGGAAAATTTACTACTTCTTATCCTCATACGCAAAATGCTGCTTTAGATGTTTCTCAAGTTAATGGAGTATCTGTGGATGAATATCAAATGCAAGAAATTAATGAATGTACGCCTTGGGGAACAGCAGGTCCTTGGACTTTATATGGAAAAGTTGGTGGTACCGCCAGTGATAGCACTGGGATGTTCGTTAGCGGATTACAATTAGCTCAATTACCTGGACCATTTAGTATTTCTTCTGTTAATTCTCGTAAAAGTTGGTCTAAAGCAATTCATCAGCAATATGTACCACATTTCAAGGCTAGTAATAGCAGTGTATGTCCAGGATATGGATTTACTCCACAGCAAGGTATCTTAGAAGTAATACCTGGTATTATAGGTGGAAAAGAAATCACAATGCCTCCAGGTAGATATGTAGTAACTGTAGCTGCCATAGATAAAAATGGTAGTGGATTAAGCTTTGAATGGGATGTACCTATAGTAATTTATGAAACAGCTCTTCATGAAGGTCGTTTTCCACCGGGATCTGGTGATGGAGGATCTGGGATATTATATGCTAAAACTGGGATAAATAATGGTCCATATTCGACTACTAATCCCTGTGGTTGTGTAACTACCAATAGCTTGGGCGGTTGTACATTATTATAATAATATAAAAAATAAATAAAATGGCATACGCTTTAAGAGTAAAATATTTTAATTCCTTTTGGTTAAAAAAAGCTGTAGGTAATACTACTGAAGACGCTAGCACTGTTGAAGCTTCATTTGCTTTTGATATGCCAAAAACTACACCTTTGGCTGTATGGCCTGGTATACCTTGGCTTAATGAGACTAATAATACAGGTAACCCACCTGGCGCTGGATATTTAGGATTTCCTCAATTTCCTTGGGGAGATGGTAAACTAAATGGTAACCCAGATTATCCCGTTCCAAAAAGAAACTGGTTTGTAGAAGAAGCTAGAATAAAAGGTGGTTATAATAATACTACAGTAGATTTTGGAGTTAGAGCTTATTTAGTAGATCCAAATAATGAACAACAAAGACGAATAAATACTCTTATATATTCTGGTATTTTCAATTCACGTACTGGTGTTAATGATACAAATGTATTTTCTGTAGGAGAAGATATTACTAAATCTTTAGATCCAGTTCATGGTTCTATACAAAAATTGTATGCTGAAGATACTAATTTAATAGTTTTCCAGGAAAATAAAGTAAGTAGAATTTTAATAGATAAAGACGCTTTATATACAGCTGAAGGAAATCCTAGTGTAACTTCTACGAATTTAGTTTTAGGACAAGTTATACCTTATTTAGGAGAATATGGAATAAGTACTAATCCAGAATCTTTCGGAGTGTTTTCTTTTCAAAAATATTTTGTAGATAAAAATAGATCTGCTGTATTAAGATTATCACGAGATGGAATTACAGAGATATCTACCTATGGAATGAGAGATTATTTTAGAGATTATTTACAAACTGTAGGTAGTGAATTTGTACCTAATAGTTTAACTTATGCTGATATAACTATATCCGCATCAGAAGAAGCAAAAGGATCGGTTCAACAATTAAGTGTTAGTTCAGAAGTTAATTGTGGATGCTGTGGTATACAAATAGGATCTATGATAAGTTTTATAAATTCTGCATTACTGTGGCAAGAAACTGGTTTATATATAGTGGATGTTGAACATGTTGATGAAGAAGATGAGTGTTTAATTACTTTATCAGGTAGAGCTCATCCTAGTGATTTTGGTTGGAGTACTCCAGCGCTATTAATAGCCAATGGAATAAGATTACTTACTTATAAGAAACCACAAATTGAAGGTGGTTATGATATTCATACAAAATCATATGTAGTATCTATGCAACCATTACAATATGTTGATGGGTGTGAGCAAGAAGAGGTTTATAATACTTTAAATTTTGATGAAAGTATAAATGGTTGGGTTAGTTATTATAGTTATAAACCAACATGGGCTGATAGTTTAAAAAGTGTTTATTATTCTATGGATGATTGGAAACTTTATAGACATCATGAAGGAACTATAACTTCTAATCATGGTAATTTTTATGGAGAATATACAGGATCAAGTATTGAATTTATTTTTAATGATAATCCTTCTATGGTCAAAAATTTTCAAACAATAGAATATGAAGGAACAAATGGATGGCAAATACAATCTTTTATTTCTGATCCTACAGAGCTAGATCAATTCCCTGCACCTATTTATCCACCTACGGATCCTATAACTACTACCGGAGTATGGTACACTTTAAATGACAGAACTGCTACAGTGCTAAGTTATGAAGAAGGAGCTTATATTGATCCCAATGACGGATCTTTAGCAAGAGCAGGATTTAGTAGAAGAGAAAATAGATATGTAGCTAACCTCTTGAATCTTGGAAGTAATACTCAAGCAGAACAGGTGATCTTATCTGAAGATGGTTTTGGTGGTGGTAGTATGTCTGGAATAAAAGGATTTTATGCGACAGTGGTACTATCAACTGATACTGTAACCGATCCTGGTGGAATGAAAGAACTTTATGCCGTAGGAACAAAATTTGTTAAGTCATCATAAATAAATGGAATTAAATATAAGAAAATTAAATAATACAGATTATAATACTTTAGTTAAATGGTGGAATGGGTGGAAAGAATGGAATCCTCCATCCAGAGAATTTCTACCCGATAATGGCACAGGAGGTTTTATTGTTGAGAAAAATAATAAACCTATTGTAGCAGGGTTTGTCTATTCTACTAATTCTAAGGCAGCTTTGTTAGAATGGATAGTATCAGATCCAGAATACAGAGACAATGATAGAGAGATGGCTATAGAGCTTCTTATAACTGCCTCTGAAAACGTCTGTAAAGACATGGGTTATAAATACATGTTTACTATAGGTAGAAATAAAAATTTAATAAATACCCACAAGAAATTAAAATGGAATGTAGATGAAAAACCTTCTCACGAAATAGTTAAAATAATAAATTAGAATAATGGCACAAACAACAGCGGCGATAGTTGGTGGAGCAGTAGGTATGGGAGCAAGTGTAGCGTCAGCTATAGGAGCAAAAAAACAAGCAGATGATGCAAATGATAAAGCACGTTTAGCTCAAGAAAACTTAAAAAACCTACAAAACTCTAGACAAAAAGTTATAAATCCTTACGAAAACCTCTCTAATGAATATGCAAATTTAGGAGTGGCAACAGGTGCAGCAGAGATGCAAGCAGAAGAAGCTGATATAGCATTAGCTAATACTTTAGATACTTTAAGAGCTACAGGATCTGGAGCTGGTGGTGCAACGGCTTTGGCTATGGCTGCATTGAAAAGTAAACAAGGAGTTTCTGCTAATCTAGAACAACAAGAAGTAGCTAATCAGAAATTACGTGCAGAAGGTCAAATGAGTGTTAATCAACTTAAAGCTGAAGGAGAGAAATTTAAATTCCAAACACAAGAACAAAGAGAAATGGTAGAGCTTGATAGAGCTCAAGGTCTTATAGATAAACATGAAACTCAAGCTAATGCTTCACAAGCTGCTATGTGGGGTGCAATAGGTAATATGGGTAATGCTGCAATGCAAACAGGCCTTAATGTATCGAGAATGAAAACCGGTACAATGGGTGATGGCTCAGGATATGATCCAAATTCAGCATTAGGAAAAGAATGGGATACTATTCAATCAGGAAGTTCTAATTCTTTTGCTTCAGATTACTTTGCTGATTATGATGCTTTTGCTGCATATAAAGCTGCTAATCCTTAAACAAATAATATGGGAACTTATAGACAACCGGGACTAAATACTAATGTTAAATTTGCTACAATCAATCAAACTATAGCAGAGGGACAAAAAGCTTTTCAACTTAATTTTGAACAAATGCAGCGAGAATATGCTGCTAATGCCGCTAGAAATCAAAAAGCAAAAGATAAACAAGATTTAGCAAGAGCTAATGGAATGGCTAAGTGGAATAGAGCTTTAAAAGAAGCTACTCCAAAGGGAGGTTTTGCTCAAACACAAGATGCATTTTTAAAAGAAAAACAAGCTGAATATTATAGTTTATTAGGTAAAACAGATGAATATTCTTTAAGTAGAATAGGTCAATTATTAGCTATGCCTAGAGGTATGTCTGAAGGACAAGGAGCTTTTTCTGAAATAGGTAAAAGCTGGGAA